TTGTTTTTGGGGGGCTTTGTTTTTTTTTTTTTTTTTTTTTTTTTTTTTACGCAATGCGAACGACGGTAATGTTGGTACGAGAATTACCAGCACTGCCGCTAATCGTATACGTTCCTGAAACAGCAAGATTGCTGATCTGGACGGACAACGACAACGCACTAGTACTGCCGTCAGCAGTCGCTGGCACGACGACCGGGAATGTACAATTAATCATACCAGGATTTGCAGTGATATCATTTGTGCCCGCTGCACTGGCCAACAAATATGGGGTAGCACTGGTGGTATAACCAGTGCCGTTCAAATTGTAGTACAATGCAACGAAATCACAAACACCGCCGGTGACAACGAAGCCAACACGGGCGGTAACCATATACAATCCTGGGGGACAATCAAACACACCAGTAGTCTGCGTGGGAACGACCATTGCACATTCATCCACAGTCGACTTGTACGTCTGGGGTGAACCATCGGCAATCTGCGACCAAGCAAGACCGGTGCCGCTGCCAGAAATAAGCGGGCAGACGGTATTGATAGCCTGGGCGGCGCTATTTTGAGTGTTCCACAACGAACCGCAGTTTTGGAGACCAACCACGGACGCTGGAAACACAGACCCGACGGGAGCGACGGGGTTGTCATATTCAATATCCCATTCAACAAACACATCACCAGCAGGAGTTGACGCCAATGAAGTAGGCAAGCACGCCCAAACGTACGACATGATAACACCAGCGTCGTACGTCTTGGCGTCAGTGCCGGTCGGAAGTGGTCCGGTACGCACATAACGCCATTGCGAGCCGATCTCGGAAAGTGGAATACGAAGACGAAGGGGTTCAGACGGGATGGAGGTCAAATTCAAGTAATCCTGGAGAACAATGGGATCCACGGTAGGATCATCACTGGTATCTGGATTAAAAGCGAGAACCGACCGACCACCCGAGCAACCAAAAGCTGATTGCTCAGGAACAAACTCTACAACAATATCACTCTTCAACCGCCAACGCTTCCAAATCTTGGCCTCCTGAGATCCACGAGGGAAATTAGGGTTACCAGGATTCAGATAGAAGTAGGCGGAAGCCCCTCCTGCAGGGAGGGCCCAACCACCGGCGACCGGAACAGACGGCACAGTGGTGGAGGAAAAGAACGTAGTATAGATTTTCTCACGTCTGACCTCTGCCCTGGTCTTCGGACCATTTCGACGAGGAAGAAGCCCACGGATAGGGGCCTGAGTAGGTTGGACGGGTCGCGCTCCAAAGTTAGGAGGCTGGTAAACCACCATAGCGGTGCTAGCTTTTTGACGCTTAGCCTTCGGCGGGGAGGGTTGACCATTGGCCTTACGCTTACGAGGAACGAGAGACAACATTCAAACAAAAGAAACAAACAAAACAAAACAAACACAATAACACTTATTAACCGCGTAGATGCAATGAAAGAGAAGTTTGACTATTTGACATGAGGGAATGTGCACTTACGACGCTTACAGTTGCCGGCGAGATAATCCCGACAACCTTTAACGTGTTTAAGTGTGCACACACCCTTACACTGTCCCAATATGAATTTATGACAAACCTTTTCACTAGGAAGATGCATTTCACCATCACAGACGGTGGGGACAACTACCTTAGGTGGTTTTGGTTCAAATATCATGGGGAAAGCCAAACAATTCTCCGAAGTGCATTCAGCACAATGTTTCCGGAACTCATCAACACAAGCACCAGGGCAAAGGGTATAAAGCCAATCGAGCTCCTCAAAATCAACGTCATTAGGCCAGTTGGTTTCCGTTTCAAACCCGGAAAACCAAGTGGACATGCGTCGATCAAGAGTACAATCAAGATTAAGCCCTAACCGAATAGCCATGTTGATCAAGTCTTGTATGAGCGGGGTGTTGGAATCAGTACGCAATAACCCTGCCAGTTTTTGCGTAAGTTTTTCCAACGGCGTGAATTGATCTAAATTCAAGGACAAATGAAACTTGGACAAGGTGCGGACTATATCGCAACTCGAGGCTGGTTCACCGAACCAAACTTTGTGTGTATAGTAACGAGACAGGAAATTAACACCTGCCTCACCGCGGCGGAATACATCCACCTCTAACCGTTGGCCAACGCACCGCCCAGCAGCTATGATATCCTTGTGTGTGAGGGAGCTAAAATCAGCAATACCATCATCACCCGCAAAGATGCCAAAAGCTTCGAAGGCTTGGCGTGGCAGCTGTCCTGCCATTCGCCGTGCGACATAGTCCATGACTTTAGAAAATAATGTGTTAAACGCGGTGGTGGCATTTTCTCCACTACCGCGTTGGAATTGAGTCTGATAGAACACGGCTAAGACAGTAACCGCCAACTTGCCAAAATGTGCAGCATGAAGTTCGTCCAACTCCGCCCAATAGGAAGGGTCGAACGCCGCATGCAACACCATCTTTTCAAATGTACGGAACCGTCCCGAAACATGGCCATCCATCTTGTCGGCATCTGCGCAATAAAGCGCTGCCAACAATGTGGCGGCCGAGGCGATTCCCTCCGCGATCTCTCGCGGCGTCTTGCCTGGGCCATACCATGAAAACCGTTTCAAATATTCAGCTAACGCCAGAACAAACCTGGCGTATTCCCTCTTCCTGGACGTGTTAACTGTAGTTATAATTCGCGGGTAGCTGGGTTTCTGATAAGCCTCCTTCTTGATAAAGGTCTTAAACAAATCAGACATCCAAGGCAACCCATCTGCCAAATCTAATAAACTACGTTGGTTGGGGCGACTTTGTTGTGCATAAACATCCTCAATATTGACAGGATGAACACAACCCTTAATGGGAAACAGCATGTGTATGAATTCTGTAAAATAATGCAGCAATTGGTGATCGCTGCAATCTTGCATCTTCATCAACTCATGACTGTCAACAGTCGGGATCTTAATTCGACCCTCTACCGCCAACATTTCATTCGCAATACTGGCATCAGGAACAAAACCAGCAGGAATAATAGCACTCGCAAAAGGCAGCATGATGGGTTTAACATCATGCTCGTAGTCAGCGGCATTAAACAGAAGCTGATAGCTCCTTGCGCCGACTACGGATTCCGAGACGTAAACATCGCCATTATCAACTTGATGGCGAATATAGTCTAACAGAACACCAGCATGTTCCTTATTGCCATCGAGCCAAGACTGAACGGATGCCATATTATAAGGCAATTTGGTCAAATCAGCAGCACGCATGATCGAATCAAACCGGTCAGCCGGAAGTCTAATACTATTATAGGTATTAAACCGAGCAATAGAAACACACAGTCCTGTGGCCATTTTGACGCTGAGGCGCATGAAATCGCCTATGGTATTAGGTATCAACCGGCGTAAAGGTGTGGAAGAAAGCGAATCACAAAGAGTCGCAAATAAACCGCGCCAGGCGCCGATAGGTATCAACAACACATAGTCGTGGTGCTCATCCGCTTGGCGTCGTTCGACAAGATAATATCGACGAAACCAAGAATTACCAACGGATAAAACATCATGATTCCAATTCCAAGCCCAGTGGTCATAAGTCGCTTCGTTAACAATATAATTAACACGACCATCGGCCATAAACTTAAAGCTATATTCCTTGCCTACATAAGCTGCCGCGCGCGGGTTGAAAGTGTGTAATAGAACAGGGACGTCAGGCAATCCACTGAGAAACTTGTTCATATCCAAATAGTAATCGACATCAATGGCATAAACCAAATTGTCATCACTAATTGAATTATCAGTAGGAGATACCATAACATCCTTGCTCCAAAACCACTGTCTAGACCCCTCAATTCCATGCCTGACGTCTGCAGCAGACATCTGGTAAGAAAAAGGGACCAACCCACGCTCAGCAGCCAAGTTGTGTGCCAACTTAGCAGCATCGCCACGAGAGCGTGCTGCTATTGGATGGGTGTGTGCTCCGTGGCCTTCTTCAGGCTGCCGGAGGGGACAGTTGCGAAAATCCTGACGCAACTGACACACCGAAAAAGTCGGGTTGACGTGCTTCGCCCAAGCGAGCCACTTCTTGTTGTATAAAGTCAAGTGTAGGTAACACAAGGCAAGCAACAAACAAAGCTGTAGCCACATTGAAAACAAAGCATTCGCAGCCAAAAACCGCAAAAACAACCAAACAATCACACATACCAGAGTAATCACGTTCCAACAAAAAGAAAAGACCCCCGGTAAGGCAATAGCAAACGAAAAACACGTACCAAAACACAGACAAACCACGCATAACAACCACGCAACCTGTTTGATCTGAACTCCGGAAAAACACTGCATCTACGCTGTAGAAAAC